CTCACACCCGAAAATCGCGTAAAGACACTTCACTTTTTCTTTAGAAACAAATTGTTTGAGAACGATAGTGTCGCGAGTAACGTGACTGCCACAGACGAAATATATGATTATTACCACAATAGATTCAATCTTGGACCAAATCCATCGTATAGGCGTGCCGTCGATTCATTGTCGGACGACGTCGCAATCGCAGCGAAGCTATTCATAGATGGTCAAGAGCTTCCATTCATAAACTTTGTAGATTCACATTACTATAGGTATCTCACCGTTTTGAACCATAAGTTTCATTCAACACCGAGAAATATATACACCTATACGTTTTCTATGAATCCAAGAAATGTTGACCCATCCGGAAGTCTAGACTTCACAAACATAAAGAACAACAGAACTACAATAGACTTTCAAATGAATCCTTATTTCGGGACGAATGAGTCATACACATGTCATATATACTACACAGCGTATAAGACGCTTACATTTGAAAACGGCTACCTTGAATCTCGAAGTGAGCCCATATCGTATTCTCCAAGTTTAGGAGAACAAGGTATGAGTGAAAATTCACGTATTATATACGAAGAATCACTTGCCGAATAATTTATCTTTATTTTCTTTTATGTAATTAATGATCCCATTTTTAATACACCATTTGATGAAATTGAGTTGCGCGAGCGTCGTATTGATTTCATCAGTTGTACCGGGGACTTTATATGAGATTTTGTCCGACCGACAAAAGGGGTCAAATAATTTCTTGCTATATCCATCAAGAGTAGATTTATAAGCACAATGCACACTGAAAATCTTACCTTCGTTTGTCTTGTACATCAAATTAGTTTTCTTAGAATAGTTCGTGATGAACCATTCCAGATTTCGAAGAGAAATACCACCAGTTTTAGACAAAATTTGTACGAGCGTTTGTCCGTTTTCTGGTGTACAATAAAATGAATCGATTGAATTTAGTAGGATATCTGATTTCCTCATATTACATCATAAGCTTCAAATCTCTAAATTGGTTATTATTAGATGATTCACATGCGGGACATCCAGCTTTATACATGGGAGGAAACGCGTGATTGTGTCTAATAGTTGCGCCCATGGTCACCGGTTCATGAAGTTTGGGTGCGGCGACGTGCGTTGCACAATAACCATCGTGACTCGCTTTTCTAGTACAGGGCTCACCACCCCTTTTAATACCCATACAATATCCACCTGGATTGGGTAAATCTCTCAAAAGAAGCTTCAGGGGTATGTTGTGAATGGTCGATACTGAGCGGGCGTATAAAAGCATTCTTTCATGACACACCTTTTCCACCTCATCCTCGAATACTCTCGCGAGATTCTCAGATATCTTCATCCTTATTACATTAACGCACCTAGTTTTTAAATGGTAATTCTTCGACGGGTGTTTCTTTCTTCTTTTTTGGCCTTCTTTTTGGTTTGATTTTGGTGAGTAATTCACCGAAAATTTCTTCTTTTGGATCTTCGAACAACGGCTCGATGAGGTCACACACTGGATTTATAAATTTATTCATGAAATAGTATTCATAATCAATGGGGGTACCATTTTCTTTCGCGTATTTTGGATCTTCAGACTTTTCAAAAGCCTTAGCTTTTGGGTCATCCGTTTTGATGAGTACATATGGTACCCTATCACCCGATTGTGGTTCCGACCCAGGTTGACGTTCACGCATTTTTCTCACAACTTGTACGTGTGCTTGATTTATATCAGCAATATTCGGACTATTAATTGATACACTCTGACCTTTTACTTTATATGAATCTGAAAGACCCTGTGAAAGTGTGAGCTTTTCAATCGGTACGTCACCCTCAATGAGTTCAATCGCTCGTTGCAAAGCTAAAGCTCTCGGAGCTTCTGTGTCATTACTCTCGAGTACGACATCAAGCAGTTCTTTGCAGACTTCCCGTACATGTGCGGTATTGTCGCGTCTCACGAGCTGAAGACCCTTCACATCAATGTAATCCATGTTCATCTTCCCATCTTTACCCTGCGTCCATAACTTTGCGGCGTATCGTTTTTTAGAATACAGGAAATAGGGCCAATATACCTTTTCCAATTCGAGATTATTGGGTTTCTTAAAAAGTGCGCTGCACTCTTCAGCGGCGCGTTCACCAATTTCCCAACTATATTCGACGGCTTCGATGCCTTTACGGTCACCTACATCAAATTCAACCATTACTGAATCGGTATTATGCACAATCATATCTCCCGGGCCAATATGGAAATGGTGAGATTCAGTGGTGAGATCATACACGTAGTCATTGGTTTCCCCATGTATCTCGATTTTTTTAATAGCCGTTGGTGATTTTCGTTGTTTATCCTTTGTCCATGTCTGCCGTAATATATTTTTCTTATCTTGCCTCGAGTTTATAGACACGTTATACCCCATACGCCTCCCGAGAATGTATAATCCCATCGAACCTTCTTTACCCTTACAATCCATCCGGGTGTACCCATGTACATCCTTATCACCGTCAGCCATATAGTATCCTTCAATGAAAGACGCCACCACATCAATTGGTCCATTCAATATACACGAAGGAACGATCTTTTCACTATGACTGTTATAAAACAACTTTCTATAACGTTCAACGACGAATTTTACATCATCATTCGCAGATAACTTATATACGCCACTACTGTCAATTGTATCGTATATAGAAGTATCAAATGGACATAATTTTTGCATTTCGAGTAAATAACTCATGTTCGAATTATTTAACGCCCAACTTCGTTTAACCCCACTTGAAGTATTATACGTTCCACAAGATCCATCACCAAAAAAGAAACCCATGACCTTTGCTTCGTCAACTGTAACCGAGTTATCTTTACCATCGAACGCATCTACGGAATTTCCATGTAATAACTTGGTACCGATTGAAACTTCACATGGTTTAATCATTTCCTTATTCTCTAAAAGTAAACTATGATCCTCTGTAACATCCACAATGCCAGTGTGAGTTAAAACTCTATGAATATTCTTAACAGTTTTATGTCTTACGATTTGTTTGATAGGTGTAAACCCACATTCAGTCCACACCTCGGCATCAATCACGGCCACTTCTTTACCGTCATCCCTCGTTTCATATGCATGAACAAGAGAGTCAATCCTACACGTCTTTACATGACCATCTTGACGAATAAGAATAGGTGTATCGGGTGTAACAGAGTCACCGTATCTCACTTTCGCACCCGGAAAATTCTTTTCCACGTACTCCTTTGTTTCATCAATCATACTCCGACCTTTTGTTGTTACCGTAGACGCGATGTTTACACATGGGAGTATCCCCTTTGATGCACCTGTGAATCCATACACGGAGTTCATACTAATTTTGTAAGCTAATTGCTTACCATTATACATCGCTTTGAGTGCACCTGTGGATACCGCCATATCCTTCTTCGCTTGCTTCCTGAATTGTTTCAATTCAAGTAAAATGCTGGGTAACAACGTTGGAACACCTTGTGCAAATTTGCATAGACGCTTTGTCGGTGGTTGCCCCTCAACTTTACTCGGTACAGGAATCTCAAATGTCTCATACTCCACACCAGGTACGTTTTCGTATTTAGGATCCATAACAAGACTCGAATAACACAAGTTGTGTGCCATCATGATGGAGGGGTACAGACCTTCGAAATCAAGCGCTGTAATCGGTGTATAGTATGCACCCTTTTGAGCGTCAAGAACAGTCGCACCTTCATATCCTTGGTCACCCATCTGACCATATTGAATTGTGGGTACCATGAATCCCATTTCCCGCGCCTTCTTTGTGAGTTGACTAAACACCTTAATTTGCTGTCCCCGTTCGACGAGATAACATAATGGAGTCCAGGTTGCTTTCGCCATTTCCAGTAGATTTACAAGAATGCATAATTTAGACAAGAGTCTATGAGGAAGCAATGTATCCTTAATACAATACTCTGCAACTTCACGCAGTTTTACTGGATCGGCTTCTTTGTAGCGTGCAAACATTTCTTTCGCCGGCATATCAATTTTGCTGTCCCCGAGGTACAGTTTAGACACGTTGTCAAGTTTATATGAGTCGAGTTTGTAACCTTTCTTCACCTCATGAAACAAATCAAATATAAATCTACCAGGCATACTCACGAGTTTTAAGTCGTTATCACCCAATGCACTCGAAGAAAGTTTCTTCAGGGTAAGTTCACAATTATGACCACGAAGTTTACTCAATTGAAAAAATTTGAGGTCACATCGCGTAACGATGGCGCGTTTCATCAAATATTCCAAATCAAACCCAAATATATTCCACCCAGTGATGATGTCTACGTCCTTATCATGTAAATATTCACGGAATGCCATTAACATTTCGCGTTCAGTATCGTACGACAGAATAGTAGAACCTTCCAATTCCGGATCAGTCTTTTTGTAACATAGACAGGTTTTATCGTATGGTTCGTCACTCCCAAATTTACAGAGTGAAATTGCGATTTGAAAACATGCATCACCTTGGATATCAGCATCGGGGAATTTACCAGTAGAACTATTACATTCAATATCCACGGATGCAACTACAAAAGGTGCAGTTTTCGGATTTTCAACTGGTTTTAACTCACGCCAATTCTTACATTCGAGGTCGATGTCAACGTGTGCGTTATACGCAGCTGTACATAAATCACCTGTATCGAGCCATCCAGTTGACTGAATACCAGTTCTGTGCATGAGTCGAAGTACCGGGTCCAAATTAGATTCATACATTTTAATGCGAATACTTTCATCTGGAAGTGGTCGTCGAAGACGTCCAGCAACCATACGTCTCGAAGCGAGATTTCTAAAAAATAACTGAAGGTATGGGAATTGCTCATTGTTTTGAAACCCCCAAACATCTTTGCGGTGAATCGTGTTATAACTCGTGAGACAACCAGGACACGCCTTTTCGATTTTGTTGTATATGATTTGCACCTTTTGTTGTGTTATATTACGAGGCAACTTTACAAAAAAGTAAGGTGTAAATGCCGTCGTTACACATACAGACTTACCCTCGCTTGTTTTACCAAAGATATTGATCAAGTGTTCGTCGTCTGTATCCTTGGTCTCCCAGGTGAGTGCTTGGAAGACAACCATACTTCGTTATGTACCTAAAATTTTAATATCATTTAATAATA